GTTCAAGTGCGACAACGCTGTCACTAAGTTGTGCGATAGCTGCGCTACCTCTGAGTTGGCCGAGAGTGACTCGTGCCCCCTCCTCATGATTCTGGTCACTGGATGTTCGTCGTAGGTGTGAAACAAGGAACAACGCAATGCCTGTACGCTCAACCAATGAACGTAGCTTGGTCATCGTTGTATCAATCATCCTTCGTTCATCACCATCCAGACCACTTAGAAGGATGGATAAGTGATCCAGGAATATGATCTTACAATCTAGCCCTGAGGCGAGATACTCAATACGGTTGTACAATAAATCAGGATCAAAGCTACCAAACCCGTCGAAGAGATAGAGATTCCAGTTAGCAAGAGTTGCCTCATACGCTTCGACAAGTGTATCTCTGTCATGTTCTCCAAGGTGTAGTGATTTGCCAACAGCAGCGGACATCAGTCCCAAGGCGGTTCTACGGTTACTTTCTTCAAGTGCCAAGTACCCAACCCGTTCTCCGTTGTTAAGAAGGTGAGTTGCGAGTTCACGGCAGAATGAGGATTTACCAATGCCAGAGCCTGCAGTAATCGTAACAAGCTCTCCGTACCTGATTCCGTGAAGCTTTGCCTGTAATCCTTGGAATGGGTAGTCATGATCAGATGGTGGGTTTGGTGTTGTTACTATCTCTAGTAGGCTTTTGCCATCGACGATTCCATCTGGACGGTAAGGCTTCGCGTCCCAAATAGCTCGACGAATCGCTTCAGTGTCATTGACCTGGAGAGCGTCTGACGCATCCTTGTATTCCTCAAGTCTTGCGATCTTTGTCTTGCCAGGTGGTAGGACCCCTGCTGCTTCCTCCGTTGCCTTACGGCCCGCCTCGTCATTGTCGAAGAACAGGACAATCTCCTCATAACCCTGGAGCCATTGGAGAGCCCGTTGAATCGACTTCCTTGCCGCTGCGGCACCGCTAGGTAGAGATACCATCGGCCACCCCGGCATAGCCTCACTACATGAAGCTGCATCGAGTTCCCCCTCAGTGATAACGACTCGTTTTCCAGTGGCGGGAAACAAATGTTGTCCAAAGAGTGTTCCAGGTGTTTCTCCTTCATAAGTGAATAGCTTACTCTTTGTCTTTACCTTGCAGCCTTTAGCGACTCCAGCATCGTCGAAATAATAGAAGCGTAGAACGTCTCCGTCTTTGTAGATTCGGTATTGTTGGCAAACCTTTTCTGAGATGTTCCGCTTTTGCAGCCGCTCGGCTGAACCTCGGAGTTGGACATTGGTGGACATTTTATGAGTGTGAACATCGCCATCACCTTTGGTGTAGGCGTTACATGAAAAGCAAAAAGTGTGGCCATCTGTGTACAGACTAGCTGCATCAGATGACCCACAGGTATCACACGGTAAGTGCCTGACGAACTCGCTTTCGGATGTCTGCATAAGTTCGTGCTTGCTCATCGTGATACTCGAACCATGAGTCTAGTGCTTGATAGAAACCTTGAATAATGTTCTCGGTAGTAGTGGGATCATCTGATTGTATATCAGCGAGTAGATGACTGAACTGGGTTACATAGAACTCAACAGTACCGTACTTAGTTGGGCGCATTACTTTTGGTGGTAAGTTTGGATCAGTTGCTCATACCCTTCAAGGGCATCATCAAAAGCTTCGATGATATCATTGGGTGAGCTTGTCTTATCAAAGGCTTCAATCAAGGCGCTAACGACTTGACTGATTTCTTTTACGTCAGCCATGAAATAGGAATCGAGTGGAAGGAACACCAAGGGAAGCCATGTTTATCAGCCCACTTGGCATAGGTAGTCTTAGATCCTTTATAGATCTTGTTATAGGGTGTCTGAAACACAAAACGAATGTCAAGGTCAGGATGTGCTGCCTTAACTGCTTTCATCTTACGCCGATCCTCATCGGTAAGTTGTCCCTTGGTCTCTAGGTAGATACCTGATGGGAGGAGGAAGTCGGGCGTGTAGTTGCATTGCAGTACGTAAGGTACCTTGGTTGATTCGTATTCGTATTTAACACCCAGGTTGGTGAGAAGATCAGCGACCTTCTCTTCAAGTCCTGAGCGGAATGCCATCAGAAATCGTCATCCTCGACGACATCATCACTAGCCTCAGTAACAGTAGCAGGTACTGAGCCAGCCTTGAAGCCAGTAGTCTGACCGAACAGTGCAGCTACCTCAGTGTTACCAAGCTCGCTACGGTCGACACCAGCACCACCTCCAAGCTCTACAACTTGTACACCTACAAGCTTAAGACTAGTGCCATAGGTGACACCATCCTTGAGGATGTAAGGTTTCTGTTTGAAGGCAAGCTTAACCTTACTGCCACTATAGACAGGCAG